CCCGACGCGGTGCGCACCTCGGGCCGGCCCAACCGCGCCAAGTTGCTCTATCGCCTGCCCGATGGCCTGGCCCCGCTGCCCAGCAAGGCGCTGCACACCGACGGGTTTGAGCTTCGCTGCGCCACTGCTGACGGTCGCACCCTGCAGGACGTCTTGCCCCCGAGCATCCACCCCGAGACAAACGAGCCCTACGCCTGGGCCTATGGCGACCCGCTGGTGGGTGACTGGCGCGACTTGCCCACGTTGCCCACTGAGCTGCTGACGATCTGGCAGGAGCTTGTGCGGCCGGCCGAGCGCGTGGCCGACGACAAGGCACCCCTGGGCCTGGGCCGGCGCGAGATCCGCGAACTGCTCACCCACTACAGCCCCGACGCGGGGTATCACGAGTGGATCGAGATTGGCTTTGCCCTGCACCACGAGACACGGGGCAGCGAGCTGGGCCTGGACCTGTGGGACGAGTGGAGCACACCGGGCACGACGTACAAGGGGCGCGAGGACCTGGGCTATCACTGGGACAGCTTTGGCAAACGCAGCACCGGCCCCATCAAGACCGTGCGCAGTCTCATGTCAGCGGCCGGCATCCCCTCGGCTGACGAGTTCGAGGACTTGACGCAAATATCAAGTGACGCCCCCAAGCTGGCCAAGTTCCACGTGCAGGGGGCCGGGTCCTTCTCCAGTGGGCCGCCTTTGAAGTGGCTGGTAAAGGGCATCCTGCCCCGGGCCCAGCTGGCCATCATCTACGGCGAGTCAGGCGCGGGCAAGACGTTCGCGGTCACCGACCTGGTCCTGGCCATCGTGCGCGGTACCGAGTGGCGTGGCCACCGGGTCAACAAGGGCCGGGCCGTGTACGTGTGCGGCGAGGGCCTGGCAGGCTTTCGCAATCGTCTGCAGGCCTTCGCCCAGCACCACGAGGTCGACCTGTCGGACATCGACCAGTCGTTCGGCGTGGTGGCCGATGTGCCGAACTTCCTGGCCCACGACGACAAAGCCCTGGCCGTGCAGATCAACCAGTGGGGCGGGGCCGATGCCATCGTGATCGACACCCTGGCCCAGGTCACACCAGGCGGTAACGAGAACAGCGGCGAGGACATGGGCAAGGCCCTGGCCCATTGCCGGCGCCTGCACCAGGCCACCGGTGCGCTGGTGGTGCTGATCCACCACTCGGGCAAGGACGCCAGCAAGGGCGCACGCGGGTGGTCTGGTCTGAAGGGCGCCACGGATGTGGAGATCGAAGTCCTGCGCGACGGGGACCAGCGATCGGTGCGCGTGTCCAAGATGAAAGACGGCGCGACCGAGGGCCAGGAGATGGGTTTCTCCCTGCACACCGTCACGCTGGGCCTGGACGAGGACGGCGACGAGATCACCAGTTGCGTGGTGGAGCACGGCCAGGTGGTGCCCAAGCACCAGCGCAAGCACGAGCCCAAGGGCAATGTGCAAAAGCTGGTCCTGCGCGTGCTCAGTGACCTGGCGGGCTTGTCGGGCGACGACGTCATGGTCACCGAGTTGATCGACGCGACGGTCAATCAAATGCCTCACGACGAGGGCAAGCGTGACACCCGGCGCCAGCACGTGCTGCGTGCCATCGAGTCACTGACCGCGGGTAACGCGGTGCGGGTGGCTGATGGGAAGGTGGGGGTGTTGGCGTGACGAAGAAAAAGAACTACTACAACGAGATCGACCCCAATGCAGCCGAGTGGCTGCGCAATCTGATTGTCGCCGGCGAGATCGCACCCGGGGACGTTGACACAAGGAGCATCGAGGATGTTCGACCTTCAGACCTCGCCGGATACACACAATGCCACTTCTTCGCCGGAGTCGGCGTGTGGTCCTACGCCCTGCGCCGAGCAGGATGGCCCGACGACAAACCCATATGGACCGGCTCCTGCCCTTGTCAACCTTTCAGCGCGGCAGGTAAGGGACTGGGGTTTGCTGACCAGCGGCATCTTTGGCCGCTCTGGCACTACCTCATCGAGCAGTGCAAGCCTTCAGTCATCCTTGGAGAGCAGGTTGCGAGCAAAGACGCAGACCCTTGGATCGACCTTGTACACACTGACATGGAAGCCCTGGGTTACGCCTTCGGGGCGGTCCCGTTCCCGTCTGCGGGCATCGGTGCGCCGCACATCCGCGACCGACTCTACTGGGTGGCCCACGCCGCAGGCCAGGGACTTCAAGGGGGCAAACGACCCGGGCAACGAACTGACGCACAACTCGCGACCGTTGAACGAAATGGCAAAACTTGCGGGTTGGGGCACGCCTGTGGTGCAGGACTCCAAGCATGCCAGCCTGTCGCTATCGGAGGCGAACCGGAGCGAGGGCAATTTGAGGGTCCAGGTTTACTCCGCGACACCGGCCCGACTAACGGCTTCTGGCGAGATGCTGACTGGCTATTGTGCCGGGATGGCAAGTGGCGGCCAGTTGAACCCGGCACATTCCCGCTGGCTCATGGGGCTCCCGCCCGAGTGGGACGCCTGCGCGCCTACGGCAACGCGATCAACGCCGAAGCGGCCATCGTGTTCATTGAAGCGGTGATGGAGTGAGCACAATGCTTTCAAGCCCTGCGCCTGCCGCCCAGGATATTGCGGATCGCCGAGCTGGACACCGGGAAGACCAGGGCCAGCTCGCCCGAGCTGAACCCCTCCAAGGACAGCGCGCGGATCTCGGCCACGTCTTCATCGGACAGCTTGCGCTTTGGGTGGCCGAGGGGGTTGGCACGGGCCGCTTTGGCGGCGGCTTGCTCGGCCATCGCTACCTGCCGCGCGGCCTTTTGGGCTTCGCGTACGGCTGCCTTGCTGGCTTTCACCGTGGCCTTGCGCTTGCGATTGGCCTCCCCGATTTTGCGGTTTCGCTCAACGATCTCAGCCCAGTTCGCGCGGTGGGCCGGGCAGTTCTTTATTTTCAGGTTGCGACTGGCGGGGCCCTCGCGGCCCGTGGTGACGGTGTACGGGGCGCTGCACGTCGCGCACTTCATCGTCCAGGTGAGGATGGCGGACGCAGCGCCATCGCGCCGGGTGTAGGGCTCGATGGCGGTCAGGGTGGCGACTCTCTGGTCAGGCAGCACCGCCAGGGTGCCGAGGGCTGGTTCGATCTGCATGAGGTTCCTTTTCCGATGAATCACCTATTGTAGTGGTGCTTCTTATGGTACGTGTTCACTTTTTTATTGTTTCGCTGCTGCACCAATTGCACCATTCACGCACCATTCGGTGCAATTGGTGCGTAGTAATCAACCCTGTTTCATGCACCAGTGAGGGGGGGTGTATGTCAAGGACATCCCCCCACAGTGGTGCAAGGGGTGAGGGGCCCAGTTGGTGCAGGTGCAGGGGTCTGTTTGCCCCTGGAGTGCACCACTTCGTGGGTGGTGCATTGGTGCACGCTAAATTCTGCACACTGGAGAAACGTGCAGAATTTTGCGAGGTGGCTGAGTGATGGCCGACCGCGTGGTCAAGGTCAACGATCACGGTCTGCGGATCGGGGATGACCACCCCCGTGCGAAGCTGACCGACCGCGAGGTGGATCACCTGCTGGAGCTTCGCGAGTCCGATCCCGAGTTCTGGAGCTATGCCCGCCTGGCCGACGTGTTCGACATCTCGAAGTCGCAGGCCGGGAACATTTGCCGGGGCAAGCAACGCAACCAGACGGCCAAGGACTTCGCGACCGTGCACATGCCCTGAGCCACTGGTCTGAGAGTTCGCCCCTATGGGACGCCCTTCGACCTTCACCGCTGAACTGGCTGCAAAAATCTGCGAACAACTGGCCGCTGGCCTTTCGCTGCGCGCCATTTGTCGCGAGGACGGTATGCCTCCCGAGGCCACTGTGCGGCTGTGGGTGGTCGATGATGTGAGTGGCTTTGCTGCGCAATATGCGCGTGCAAGGGACATTGGACTGGACGCCATGGCCGAGGAGCTTGTCGCGATAGCTGACACCCCGCAGATCGGCACGAAGTCCGTGAGCAAGGTGACGGGCTTGGAAGTCACCGAGGGCGACATGGTCGAACACCGCAGGCTGCAGGTCGACGCCCGCAAGTGGTACCTGTCCAAACTGGCGCCCAAGAAGTACGGCGACAAGCAGCAGATAGAGCACAGTGGCCAGATCGACGTGGCCCAGGCCATCCTGGCCGCACGTAAACGCGGTGGCTGATCAATCCCCTGACGCGACGCTGGCCGAAGACATGGCCAGGTTCTACGACGACCCGCTGGGCTTCGTCCTCTACGCCTTCCCCTGGGACACCGACCCGGCCCTGCAAGTGGTCCGCCTGCCTGCGTCCTACCGCATGCAATACGACTGCGAATTCGGCCCGGACCTGTGGGCCTGCGAGATGCTGGAGTCGATCGGCAACGACGTGAGGGCCCGGGGCTTCGATGGCGTCCACGCAGTCGAGCCGATCCAGTACGCAGTGTCCTCGGGCCACGGGATCGGCAAGTCGGCCATGTCCGCCTGGCTCACGCTGTGGATCATGTCCACCCGGCCCCACTCCAAGGGCGTGGTGACTGCCAACACGGGCGAGCAGCTCGCATCCAAGACCTGGGCAGGCGTGGCCGCCTGGAAAGCGCGATGTATCACGGGCCACTGGTTCGACATCACCACGGGCAAGGGCGCCATGCGCATGGTGCACAACCAGCACCCCGACACGTGGCGCGTGGATGCGCAGACCTGCCGTGAAGAGAACAGCGAATCGTTCGCCGGCCTGCACGCAGCGAGTTCTACCCCCTGGTACCTGTTCGATGAAGCCTCGGCCATCCCCGCGAAAATCTGGGAAGTGGCCGAGGGCGGCAAGACCGACGGCGAGCCCATGCACTTCGTGTTCGGGAACCCGACCCGAAACACCGGCGCGTTCGCCGAGTGCTTTGGCAAGCAGCGCCACCGCTGGAACACGCGCCAGATCGACAGCCGCACCGTGCAGATCACCAACAAGGTGCTGCTGGCCAAGTGGGCCGAGGACTACGGCGAGGACTCCGACTTTGTGAAGGTTCGGGTGCGCGGCGTGTTCCCCAACGCATCGAGCCAGCAGTTCATAGCCCGCGGGCTTGTGGATGAGGCCGCCAAGCGGCAAACGGAGGCAACCCAATGGGTAGGCCGCACCGCATGCGTCGGCGTCGATGTGGCGCGTTTTGGCGATGACCAGTCTGTGATCCGCACCCGGGTGGGCCGGGACGCGCGCAGCATCAGCCCCAAGCGGTTCCGGGGCATCGACACCATGCAACTGGCTGCCCGGGTGGCCGAGCACATCAATTACCTGCGCGGCCTGGGCCTGCAGGTCGTCGTGTTCGTGGACGGCGGCGGCGTGGGCGGCGGCGTGGTCGATCGCCTGCGCCAGCTTGAGTACGACGTGATCGAGGTGTCGTTCGGCGGCGCACCGCGCGAGCCCCGCAAGTACCTGAATCGGCGCGCCGAGATGTGGGGCAGCATGCGCGACTGGCTGGCAGTGGGTTGTGTCGAGCGCGACGAGAACCTGGCCACGGACCTGACAGCGGTGGAGTACTGGTACACGGTCAAGGACCAGATCCAACTGGAATCCAAGGACGACATGAAAGCGCGGGGCCTTGCCAGCCCCGACGATGGTGACGCCCTGGCCCTCACGTTCGCTGATCCCGTGCCCGAGCACGCGCCACCCGACGACAAGCAGCCCGCAGCGGTCCGCAAACGCCGAACCGAGCACAACCCTTACGCGTAGGGCGTGCACATGCCCGGGGCCGGGGGGCCGACATTGCGGGGCATGAACACCGAGCTGCAGATCGTTGACCCTGTGCACATGCTGGCCGGCGCGCCCGACCCTGACGCAGTGCGCGCCATCGAGCAGCTGATGCTGCAACTGCCCCAGATCGACCTGCACACGACGCAGGCCGCGCACGGTGGGATCTGCTCACGGGCCATCCTGATTCCTGCGGACACGGTCCTAACCGGTGCGCAGACGAACCTGGACAACCTTTGCGCGGTGCTCGGCGACATCGAGGTGACCACGGACCAAGGGCCGCGCCGGCTCACGGGCTTTCACCTGCTGCCAGCCAACAAGGGCGCCAAGCGCATGGGCAAGACCCTGGCCCCCACGCTGTGGATCACGATGTGGCGCACGGACCAGACCGAGCCTGCGGCCATCGAAGACGAGATGACACACGAGGCTGATGGTCTGCAGACCCGTCGGCAGGGCATCGAATACGCGGCCGATCTGGCTCTGGAGGACTGATCATGGCTTTCGCAATGGCCGCTGTCGCCGTGGTCGCCGCTGGGGCCTATGTCGGATACCAGGGCTATCAGGCCAACAAGGCCAATCAGCAGCAGCGCGCGTACCAAAAGACCACACTGGAGATGTCGCGCAAGCAGGCGGACCTCGCGGACCAGGCCAGCAACCGGGCCAACGCCAAGACGCCCAACATCGCGGCACTACTGGCGGGCAACCAAGCCCCGGGCGGTGTCGGCTCGACCATGCTGACCGGGCCGGGCGGGGTTGACACAAGCAAGCTGACCCTGGGCCGCAACACCTTGCTGGGGGCCTGATGGACAGCATCGAGCAGCGCACGGACTACCTCAAACGCTGGGCGGCCCTCAAGTCGGAACGCTCGACGTGGGACGCGCATTGGAAAGACCTGTCTGCGCAGTTCATGCCGCGCGCCGGTCGTTTCCAGACCACCGACCGCAACCGCGGCGACAAGCGGCACAACGACATCATTGACAACACGGGCCTGCTGGCCAAGGGCACGCTGGGCTCGGGCTTGATGGCCGGCATGTCCAGCCCGGCCCGCCCGTGGTTCAAGATGGCCACGCCCGACCAGGACCTCAACAAGTACGGCCCGGTCAAGCTGTGGCTGGATGCGGTCACCAAGCAAATGCTGCGGGTGTTCCACAAGTCCAACGTGTACAGAGTTCTGCACACCGGTTACGAAGAGTTGGGTGTGTTCGGCACCTGGACGTGCATCAACCAGCGCGATTACCGCAACGTCATCCACCTGCACCCCATGACCATCGGGGAGTTCTGCATCGCGACCAACTGGCGCGGTGAGGTGGATTGCCTCTATCGCGAGTTCGAGGTGACGGTGCGCCAGTTGGTCATCGAGTTCGGGCTGGAGAACTGCAGCAACACGGTCAAGGGCATGTACCAGCGCAAGCTGCTCGACGCGTGGGTGCCCCTGCTGCACTGCATCGAGCCGCGCTATGACCGCGACCCCACGAAGCGCGATTCGCTGAACATGCCGTATGCCTCGGTCTACTACGAACGAGACAGCAACAACGGCAAGCCCCTGCGCACCTCGGGATACAAGAAGTTCCGCGGGCTCGCTGCACGCTGGGCGGTAGCCGGTGGTGACGTGTACGGGCACAGCCCCGGCATGGACGCACTGGGCGACTCCAAGCAACTGCAGCACCAGCAACTGCGCAAGGGTCAAGGCATCGACTACATGGTCCTGCCTCCCGTGCAGGCGCCCAAGGGCTCGGTGATCGACACCCTGCCAGGGGGCACCTCCTACGTGGACATGGCCGGGCCGGGTGCAGGCATCCGCACTGCGTTCGACGTGAACCTGCGACTGGATTACCTGCTGGGTGACATCCAGGACGTGCGCGATCGCATTGACAAGGCTTTCCACACCAACCTTTTCCTGATGCTGGCCAACAGCACGAGCCCGCAAATGACCGCCACCGAGGTGGCCGAGCGGCACGAGGAAAAGATGCTGATGCTGGGCCCGGTGCTGGAGCGATTGACCAGCGAGCTGCACGTGCCGCTGATTGACGACACGTTCGACGCATTGATGGAAGCAGGCACCCTGCCACCACCACCGGACGAACTGCAGGGCATGGACCTGAATGTCGAGTTCGTCAGCATGCTGGCGCAGGCACAGCGGGCCATCGCCACCAACGGCGTCGACCGCTGGGCCGCCAACCTGGGCCAGATCGCAAGCATGAAACCCGACGTGCTCGACAAGCTGGACGCCGACAAGTGGGCCGACGAGTACGCCGACATGCTGGGCGTCAGCCCTTCGATCATCGTGGCCGACGACAAGGTGGCCATCGTGCGCAAGGCGCGGGCCCAGGCAGCGCAAGCACAGGCGCAGGCCGAGCAAATGGCCATGGCCAGCCAGACGGCCAAGAACATGGGCCAGACCCCCACCGATGGCGGGAACCTGGCCAGTGACGTGATGGGACTTTTCAGCGGATACGGCACGCCCGTGGGAGCTTGACATGCTGGTGAACATTCTTCAGACCTTTGACGACGCCAATGGCAAACGCCGATTCGCCGGCGAGAACCCCGACGTGGACCCCGCCATCGCGCGCCAGTGGATTGCGGACGGGAGGGCGGCAGCGGATACGGACAACACCCAAAACAGCGGGCTCACTCAGGACCCGACTACGGGCGGCCCTGGGATTGCGGCGCGCAAGACACTGGACACAGGGGGCCAAAAGGGCAAACCCCTCAAGCGTGAACTGACGGTATGCGTTGAAGGTGACAGCCGCGCGGACTGCACAATTAACAAATCGCTCTACGGTGTGTCCCGCCTGCGCGATATGGGTATCGCCTGCCATGCCGCTGCCTACGCGGGCGGGGCTGTCCGCATCATCGAAAGCAACCAGGTGGGCGGCACCACGGCGGAGCAGATTTACGCCCGCATCCCCGCAGCTATTGCAACTGGGGCGGATGAGATCTGGGTGCCTGAAATGGGCATCAACAACATGCAGGGCGCTGCGGCTGCGACGTATGACGCCGAGCAGGTGAAGGCGTCGATTCTTGGCGCAGCCCGCTTGGTGACAGACGCGGGCAAGATCTTCCGCATCGGTACGCCGCGACCTCTGGAAAACAGCCACGCATCATTCGGCTCAACCCTTGTGCAGCGGCAGGTCGCACTGCGCAAGTGGATGCTGGAGACTCTGGCGGCGCTGCCCCTGGTGCGGGTTGTTGACTCGCGTCAGGTGTACCTTGACGAAGCGAGCGGTGATGGCAGCGCCATTTCTGGCCTGATCCAGTCGGATGACTACATCCACATCAACGATGCGGGCGCAGCCAAAGACGGCTACCAGTGGGCGCAATCGGTGCTGGATGACTACACGTTCGTCGATCCTCTGGCCGCGTCAGGCGAGGAAAAATACAGCGTTGCCGCGAGCGATGACCAGTTGCTACCCAATCCGTTTTTCATCGGCACAGGTGGCACCAATTCTTCAGGCCTTACTGGCGATGTGCCTGCGTCTTGCCGTTGTGTCAAGACTGGCGGCACGTTGACGGGAACGACTGAGCTTGTCGCGTCCGCTGACGGCAGATACAACATCTGGCGCCTGACAGTCAGCAACACAAGCGCTGCGGCAAAGCTGCTGCTTAAGTTCGGCAACGTCTACACGCTACTGGCAACGGGTGACGTGCTGGACACGTTCATCGGCGCTACCTACTCAGGCGGCGCAAAGATCCAGGCTGTCCAGCATGAAATGTGGATCAACAGCGCCGTGGCCGCGTCCACGCTGGAGCGCTCTACTGCTGAGACCTTGCCTTACTCCGATCATGAGCAAGCCACCCCTGGCAGCCTAGTAGGCCGCACGGGTCGCATGACAGTCGGCGCGACTGTCGGGACAACCTGCGAGCAAGGCATCACCGTGGATTTCGCCGAGGCCGGCGGCACCATCGTGCTGGACGTGTGGCGCCCACGCCTGAAACGAGTGAGCCGCGCATGATGCGCGCTGCCATCTCATCCGTGTTGCTGACCCTGGCGCTGGGCGCTGCCCACGCCCAGCAACTCGATTGCAAGCCAGCCTCTCCGCAGGCGATCACCGGCAACAGCAACCCAGCAGGCAAGTGGCTCGCATGGCACTGCGACGGCCACGTGCAGATCGTGGCGTGCGCAACCGGCCACTGCACCGACGCCGTCATCAATGCAGCCTGGTGGGTGTGGGATCGTGGCGCCGCCCTGGCCGATGGCAATGCAGCGCTGACCAAGTACAAAGCGGGCAGCATCTGCGATCCCAGCGTGAGGGCCGTGTGGTGGCCTGACAGGCACAAGCTGCGCGAGAAATTGGGCATGTCCGACGATCAGGTGGCAGCCATATGCCCCGACCGATGAGCTACCGATCCCGCATCCTGGCCGCGCTGCAGGCGGGGCCTCTCACCCTGCGGGATGCCTACGCCATGGCCAGCGGCAAACGCAGCGCCATATCCAGGCTGTCGGAAATGCGAGCGGCCGGCGAGATCACGGACGCGTTGCTCCTGACCAAACCCGTGCACATACCCACGCGCAAGCGCAGCACAGTGCGCACGTGAACCGAGCAAACGCCACCGACCAGTCAAGCATCGAAGCCACCCGTGCGGCGCAAGCCACGCAGGACAAGCTGGCGATGCAAAACGACATCGAGGACGTGCGCCGGTTGATGGGCAGCAAGTGGGGGCGCCGATTCGTTTGGCGCCTGCTCAGTAAGGCCGGTGTCTTTCGACCTTCCTTCAATGTCAACGCCATGACCATGGCATTCAACGAGGGATACAGGAAGTTCGGCACTGAACTGTTTGAGCAGATCCACCTGCATGCACTTGAGCAGCACGATCTGATGGTGAAGGAAAACACCGGTGACCGTTGAAACGACAACCCAGCCGAGCGGCGCACAAACAACTGAGTCCGCACCGGCCACGAGCACAGACACGAGCGCACCGGCTTCGGCCACACCCGCGCAAACGACTGACGCTACGCCTGCACAGACCACCCCGAACGCGGACCCTGCAACCCCGACCACTACGGACGGCAAACCTGCGGAAGTCAAGCCACAAGGGGCCCCTGAATCGTATGACCTCAAGGCGCCGGAAGGCGCTGCGATGGACGACGCGGGGATCGCGGCTTTTGCCGAGTTCGCCAAGGGCCAAAACCTGACGCAGGAAGCCGCTCAATCCATGCTCGCAACGCTGGCCCCCGCAATGGCCAAGCGTGCGCAGGAACAAGTGGCTGCAGTACACGCTCAGTGGCTTGCTGACACCAAGGCCGACAAGGAGATCGGGGGCGACAAGCTCGACGAGAACCTGGCCGTGGCGAAGAAAGCGCGCGATGCGTTCGCTACCGAAGGATTCCGCGACTTCCTGGAGCAGACCAAGCTGGGTGACCACCCGGAAATGGCCCGGTTCCTGATCCGCGTTGGTAGGGCCATGAGCGAGGACTCGCTGGTCACGCCGGGCGGCGGCAAGAAGACGCCGGAGATGTCGGCCGCGCAGCGCATGTACCCCAACATGAACCCCTGAACAGGAGCAGTAAATGGCTGTCTTGTCTACTGGCCAGTTGACTCTGGCGGATATTTCCAAGCGCATGGGCCCCGACGGCAAAGTCGATCCCGTTGCCGAACTGTTGAGCCAACAAAACGATATCCTTGAGGACATCGTGATGGTGGAGTCCAACGAACCCACCAGCCACCAGGTGACGGTGCGCACTGGTTTGCCTGCCGTCTACTGGCGCGCATATAACCAGGGTGTGCCCTCCAGCAAGTCCACCACCGCGCAGGTCAAAGAACCGATCGCGATGCTGGAAGCCCGCAGCCACATCGACGCCAAACTGTTGACCTTGAACGGCAACAGCGCAGCGTTCCGCCTGTCTGAAGAATCGCCGTTCATCGAGGCCATGGGCCAAGAAGTTGCCGGCAAGATCTTCAGCGGCAACGTGGGTTCGGACCTCAAGACCTTCACAGGCTTGGCCACCCGCTACAGCTCGACCAGTGCGGGCAACGGCGGCAACGTGATCCTGGCCGGCGGCTCTGGCTCTGACAACGCATCCGTGTACCTGGTGGTCTGGGGCGAGCAAACCGTGTTCGCGACCTACCCCAAGGGTTCGCGCGGCGGTCTGCAGAACCGCGACCTGGGCGAGGAATCGGTGCAAGACGCCAGTGGCAACTGGTACCAGGCCGCTCGCTCCCTGTTCCAGCAGGACATCGGCCTGGTGGTCAAGGACTGGCGCTACGTCGTGCGCATCGCCAACATCGACGTGTCCGACTGGATCGGCGTCACCGGCACCCAAGCCAATACCGCTGCCACCAACCTGACCAAGCTGCTGGTGCGCGCTATCGCTCGCATCCCCAACTTCAACATGGGCCGCGCTGCCTTCTACGCCAATCGTTCGATCCGTGAGGGTCTGATGATCCAGGCGCAGGACAAGAGCCAGCAAGTGCTGTCCATCGAGAAGGCCACCACGCAGTTCGGCCAAACCATCAATCAGCTGTCTTTCCTGGGCATCCCGTTCCGCGGTGTGGACCAGTTGGGCATCGCTGAAACCGTCGTTTCTTGATCGGAGGCACCACCATGATGCTCGACGCACTCCTCAATCTGTCCAGCGCGCAGGCTGTCACCTCCACGGCGGTGTCGACCAACACGATCGACCTGTCCACTGCCCGCGACGTGGGCGTGGGCAACGATCTGTATGCGGTTTTCGGGGTGGACACCTCGGCCACCGCTTCGGGGTCGGCCACCGTCACATTCCAGGTGATCACCTCGGCCAGCTCCAACCTGTCCAGCCCCACGATCATCGGCAGCACCGATGCCATCCCCAAGGCTGACCTGGTGGCGGGCCGCGCGCCCATCTCGATCTGCCTGTCGCCGCAGGCCCTGACCTCGCTGCCCCTGGGCCAGCGTTACCTGGGCGTGCAGTACGCGGTGGCCACGGGCCCGCTGACCGCTGGCGCGTTCACCTGCTACATCACCGACACCGAAGCGACCGGCACGAAGTCCTACGCCAGCGGCTTCACTGTCGCCTAACAGGAGCTGAAACATGGCTGAAAAACAAGTTCTCCTTGAAAAGTTCGAGGTGGTCGCGGATAAGTTGTGGCACTCGACCGAATGCCGCTTTTATGTCAAGGGCGACACGATCGAACTGCCCGCCAACACCAAGATCACGCCCGGCAGTTCGGTGCAGCCGATCAAGAAGGCCAAGGCCGTCGACAAAGACCTGGCCTGATCTCTTCGCAGTGGGAAGTACTGAGGGGGCTGCGGCCCCCTCTTTTCTAGGGGCCGCGCATGGCAAGCGATACCGACATCTGCAACCTGGCACTAAGCCACCTGGGTGACGAGGCCAGCGTGGTGACGATCGACCCGCCCGAGGGTTCGCCGCAGGCGGACCACTGCGCACGGTTCTACCCCATCGCGCGGGATTCGGTGCTGCAAATGATGGCCCCGAGTTTCGCGACCCGTCGCGCCAGCATGGGCCTGCTGACCTCGCCGACCGCGGCATGGACCTACGCCTACGCCAAGCCATCGCAGTGCTTGCGTGTGCTGGCCGTGTTGCCTGCTGACGCTACCAGCGACACCGTGGACGCCTTGGGCATCGTGCCCCGGGAGTACGCCCTGGAGTCCCTGGACGACGGCACCGAGGTGATCCTCACCAACGAGCCCGATGCGGTCATCAAGTACGTGGTGCGGGTAACCGACACCGCGAAGTTCTCGCCCCTGGTCATCACTGCCATCTCGCACCAACTGGCGGCCGCGCTCGCCGGGCCCGTGCTCAAGGGTGACGCAGGCCGCGCCGAGGGTAAGGCGCAGCTGCAGCTCGCAGCCGCCTGGATGGCCAAGGCCAACGTGTCGGATGCCTCGCAGCAAAAGACCAGCCGCGAGTTCACCCCCAGCTCTGTGCAGGCCCGCCGATGAGCAACGTGCGCAGCTTCTCCCGATCGTTCTCTGGCGGTGTTGTCACCCCTGAGTTCTGGGCGCAGATCGGTGACTCGACGTTCCAGACTGGCCTGGCCAAGTGCCGCAACTTCGTCACCTTGCCCCACGGGCCCGCGGCTAATCGCCCCGGCACCCAGTTCGTGCGCAAGGCCAAACTGGGCGACACCGGCGTCGATGTGCGCCTGATCCCGTTCGAGTTCTCGGTCACACAGACCCTGGCCCTTGAGTTCGGTGCCGGGTATATCCGCTTTCACACGCTGGGCGCCACGGTGCTCGCGGGTAGCCCGGCAGCCTACAACGGGGCGACGGCGTACACAGTGGGCAAGCTGGTGTCGTCAGGGGCCACGAATTACTACTGCATCGCCCCGACCACGGGCAACGCACCCCCCAATGCGGCGTACTGGTACCCCCTGCCGAGTGACGCTTATGAGATCCCGACAAGCTACGCGCAGGGCGATCTGTTCGACCTGCATTTCGTCCAGTCTGCGGACGTGCTGACCATCACCCATCCGAGCTACCCGGTGCGCGAACTGCGACGCCTCGGGGCCACCGAGTGGACACTGGTCGACGTGTCTTTCGCCCCCAGCATCCTGGCACCCACGGGCACGGGCGGCACGGCCACCACGGCAGCGGGGCCCTATCGCGATTACAAGTATGTGATCACGGCAAAGAACGAGGCAGGCGAGGAGTCCGTGGCGTCCGCCGTGGTCACGCTGAACAATAACCTGTTGAGCACCGGGGCGTCGAACGCGATCACCTGGTCGGCCTCCACGGGTGCGGTGCGCTACTCGGTGTATTTGCAAAGCAATGGGCTGTATGGCTACATCGGCGAGACCGATGCGCTGACCTTCACCGACGACAACATCACGCCCGACCTGGCCAAGACCCCGCCCATCAACGACAACCCGTTCGGCAGTACGAGCAACTACCCCCGGGCGGTGTCCTACTTCGAGCAGCGCCGGGTGTTTGCAGGCACCACGAACAAACCACAGAACCTGTGGATGACGCGCACGGGCACCGAGTCGAATCTGAACTACTCGATCCCGACCCGGGACGACGACCGCGTGGTGTTTCGGATCTCGGCGCGGCAGGTCAACACCGTGCTGCACGCGGTGCCCCTGGTGAACCTGGTGCTGCTGTCCAATGCGGCCGAGTGGCGCGTGTCCTCGGTGAGTTCGGACGCCATCACACCCACAAGCCTATCGGTCAAGCCCCAGTCTTACGTGGGCTCCAGCAACGTGCAGCCCGTGGTCGTGAACAACAACATTCTGTTCGCCGCAGCCCGGGGCGGGCACCTGCGAGAAATGGCCTACGACAACAACGCAGGCGGGTACATCACGGGCGATCTGAGTCTGCGCGCGCCCCACCTGTTCGCACGTCGCACGATCAAGGACATGGCCTACTCCAAGGCCCCGTTCCCCATCGTGTGGGTGGTGAGCAGCAGCGGGCGGCTGCTGACACTGACCTACATCCCCGAGCAGAGGATCGGTGCCTGGCACTACCAGGACACCGGCGACGGCGACACGTTCGTATCGGTGTGCGTGGTCACTGAGGGCGATGACGATGCGGTGTATGTGGCGGTCAAGCGCACGATCGGGGGCAACGTCAAGACCTACGTGGAGCGGTTCGCGGCCCGTCAGTACCCGACCTTGGAAGACGAAGAGGACGAAACCGCGCCCCAGTACGACCTGGTTAATTCGGTGTTCCTCGATTCCAGCCTGACCTACACCGGCACGGCGGCCACCACGGTCACGGGCCTGGGCCACCTGGAAGGGCGCACGGTCAGCATCCTGGGCGACGGCGCAGTGTTCCCCGACAAGGTGGTCACCAGCGGGGCCGTGACCTTGGACAACCCGGCCAGCACGATCACCGTTGGGCTACCCATCGTGGCGGATCTGCAGACCTTGCCCCTGGTCTACCAGGGTGAAGCGTTCGGACAGGGCCGGATCAAGAACGTGAACGGGGTGTGGCTGCGCCTGTACCGCAGTTCGGGCGTCAAGGTCGGCCCAACCTTTGCCAAGCTGACCGAGCACAAGCAGCGCAGCAACGAACCCCTGGGCACGCCTCCGACCTTGGTGTCCGACGAGATCAAGCTGACCCTGTCTCCCAGTTGGCAGTCGGGCGGGCAGGTGTGCGTGCGCCACGACTCCCCCACGCCTTTGACCATCTCGTCCCTGACCCTTGAGGTGTCTGTCGGGGGGTAGTGCACATGCCGGGCACGGCCCGGCCCACAGTGCAGGCAGCACAGGAGGGCGGACATGTCCATGGTTATGGCAGCAGTAGGGATGCAGGCAACGGGCGCGGCCAGCAGCACCGTGGGCGCTTACTACGGGGCCAAGTCACAAAAAGCATCTCTGGAGTTCCAGGCCCAACTTGACGACATCAACGCTCGCCTGGCCGAGAGTTCCGCGCAGTCGATCCTGTTTCAAGGGCAGCGCGAGGAGCAACGCTCCCGCCTGCAGACGGCGCAAATGAAAAGCGCGCAGCGGGTCGCCCTGGCTGCCAATGGCGTGGACCTGACCGAGGGCAGCGCGGCCGAGATCCTGACCAGCACCGACGTACTGGGGGAGTCGGACGCCAACACGATCAACGCCAATGCCGTGCGCGCGGCATGGGGCCAGCGCACCCAGGCCACAAACCTGCAGATTGACGCCATGGGCAAGCGCACCGCAGCGCGCGCGATCAACCCCAACATGGCCGCCGCTTCGACGCTACTGAACGGAGCCACGCAGGTGGCCAGCTCCTGGTACACCGGCACGAAAGGCAAGTAAATGCCACGCGTTCCCGAATACAACAATTTCCAGGCGGCGCCATCGGCGCAGCCTTCGGTGCGGTTCAACCCGGCGCAGGCTCCTGACGCAGGTGAGATCAACGCCCGGCAGACCCAGCAAATGGGGCAGGCCCTGCAGCAGTCGGGCGGCACGCTGGCCCGATTGGCAGCGGATGCCGTGAAAGAGGCCAACGAGACCCGGGTCATCGACGCGGTGAACAAGGCCAAAGAACGCATGTTCGACTTGCAGTATGGCAAGGACACGGGCTACTTGAACCTCAAGGGCGACGCGGCCCTGCGCCGGCCGGACAACCAGAACCTGGCCGACGAGTACGTGGGCAAGTTCAAGGAGCAACTGGCCCCGCTTGAGCAGGAACTGGGCAACGAGCAACAGCGCGAGATGTTCCGCCGTGCGACTGCCAACATGCAGACCCAGCTCTATGGGGATGCACAGCGGCACACGGCCGGCGAGTTCAAGACCTACAAGATCAGCACCTACGACGGGGCAGTGAGCACCGCGCAGCAGCAGATCGCCCTGAACTACAACGACGTGAAAGAGGGCGGTCTCGTTGACCAGGGTGTCAAGTCCATCGAGGCAGCCACCCGGATGAAAGCCCGCGAGATGGGCTTGTCGCAAGAGCAGGCCGACGACCAGGTGCGCCGGGCAGCAAGCAACGCGCACCGCATGGCCCTGGGCACCGCACTGGAGCGCAACGACGCGGCGTTCGCCGACGGCTACCTCAAGAAGTACCGCGGGCAAATGACGGCGGACGACATCCTGCACACTCAGGGCGCGATCACCAAGGAGATGGATCTGCGCGCCGGTGTGCAGGCTGCCAGTGGTGCAGTCCGGTCCCTGGCCCCTGACCTGGCCCCCACGGACTTCGGCCGCATGGTGAACATCACGCTGCAAGCCGAAAGCGGCGGCAAGCGGTACGGTCCCGACGGCAAACTGCTGACCAGTCCCGCGGGCGCCCGTGGCGAGATGCAGGTGCTGGACGGCACCAACAAGGACCCCGGTTTCGGCGTCAAGCCCGCCAAGGACAACAGCCCCGAGGAGCGCGCCCGTGTGGGGCGCGATTACCTGCAGGCCATGCTCAAGCGGTACGACGGTGACCCGGCCATGGCCTGGGCTGCGTACAACGCAGGGCCCGGCAGGCTCGACGAGGCCCTGATGCGCGCCAAGGCCAGCCCGACCCCCGGGGCTTCCTGGCTCACGTTCATGCCCAACGAAACGCAAGCCTACGTGGCAGCCAACACCAAGGCCCTGGAGGGCGGCATGGGTCGCCCGCAAGCCCCGACCCTGGCCGACGTGCAGGACCGGGTGCGCACGTCCCTTGGCGCGGACGCCCGGCCCCAAGTGGTGCAGCACGCGGTGCAAGAAGCCACGCGTCAGTGGGAAGCCCTGAGCAAGTCTTACAAGGATGGGCAGGACCAGTCCCTGGCCGATGCGCAGCGGCTGCTGATCGCCAACAAGGGCGACATGAACAGCCTGCCGATGTCCGTGCGCAACCGCATCGACCCGGGCAAGTTCGACGACCTGATGGGGTTTGCCAGCAAGCTGGCAAAGGGCGAACCAATCGCCACCGACTGGGGGCTGTATTACTCCCTGGCATCCGACCCGCAACTGCTCAAGCAGGTGAACCTCGGGGCGCTGCGCCACAAGCTGGGCGAATCGGAGTTCAAGCAGCTGACCGAGCACCAGGGCAAGCTCAACAACCCCAAGGGCGAGGACCTGACCCAACTGCAAAGCGCCAAGGAGGTGCTGAACGGCTTCCTGCTGCAGGCGGGCATGGACCCGACACCCAAGCCCGGCAAGGGCGACGACAGCGAGGCCGCCAAGGTGGGCCGATTGCAGGCCGCTTTCCAGCAGCGCATCGACGCACGGGAGCGCTTGACCGGCAAGAAGCTGGGCGCGGCCGAGCTGCGCGAGGAAGCGGCGCAGTTGTTCAAGCCCGTGCGCACCAGTGGCTTCCTGGGCTTTGGCACGGACAAGCCTGCTGGACTGGTGACCGGCAAGGACGCCGTGCAGATCCCTGACAACGAACGCACCCAGATCGAGGCCGCCCTCAAGCGCGCCGGTCGCCCCGTTACCGATGCCGCAGTCGAGGCCCTGTACCGGGCGCACAGCCGCATCCCACAACGCACTGCGCAAAACTGATGCCTGAACAAAACGCCTACGACAGCCTGATCCAAAACGACACCGCCCAGCGGGTGCGGGTCAGCATGATGGACGCGGTCGACAAGCAGCCCGACACCGAGGCCAAACTGCAGGGCCTCGCCAAGACGTACGGCATGCCGGTGGACGCGGTGCGCCTGCGCCAGTCCGAGATCGAGCGCCAAGCCCGCCTCGATGCCCTGGACTACGACACCCTGGCCAATCGGTACCCCAAGACCGCGAACGTGCTGGCGAACCCCAACACGGCCGCCATTGCCCACGACGACGTGGACAACATGAGCGGGCTGGAACGCTGGGCGAAGTACCTGTTTTCCCATCCTGATGCCAAGAACACCCTGATGGGCGACATTGGCGCGGGCGCGTATCAGGCGAGCCGAGGCGCGGCCGGTGTGTTCCAAGCAGCGACCGAAGCAGCCGCCGTGCCGTTTGACTTCCTGGAGCAGTTCACCGGCATGGGCGGCAACCCGCTGCGCCGACTGTCCGAGGGCTTTGCCCTGCAGGGTGCGCAGGCCAAGGCCGGCGCGGAAGCACTGAGCCCTGCGCAAAAGGACGTGGTTGGGGGCGGGGTGTCCAGTGGCGTGCAGTCCTTCGCCCAGAACATGCTCAGTTTGCCCCTGGCTTTCTTGCCCGGTGGTCAGCCTGCCGCCCTGTCCATGATGTCGGCGCAAACAGGCGGGCAGTCCTACCAGGATGCGCGCGAGAAGGGCGTCGACCAGTGGACCGCGTTGCAGTTCGGCGCAAGCCAGGCGGCCATCGAGTACGCGACGGAAAAGCTGCCACTGTCCAAACTGATCGGGGACGTGAAGGACGGGGCCCCGCTGATCAAGTCCCTGATGCACAACGCCGCCCTGGAGATCCCCGGCGAGCAGGTGGCCACTGTGCTGCAGGACATGAACGAGTGGGCGGTGTTGCACCCCGAGAAGGCGTTCAGCGACTACCTGGCCGAGCGGCCCAGTGCTGCAGCGCAGACCCTGATCGCCACCTTGATCGGCGTGGGCGGCAACGTCACGCTGACCACTGCCCTGCAAAAGGCGGCCGACAACGCAGCAGGCACGCAGCGCACGGCGCAGCAAGCCGAGGCCCGCGCCCAGGTGCTGGGCGAATTGTCCAAGCTGGCCGAGGCCAGCAAGGTGCGCGAACGCGACCCGGCCCAGTTCGCCCAGTTCATGCAGTCCGTGGTTGATGAGGGCGTGCCCCACCTGTACGTGGACGCCAACGCACTGGCCAAGTCCGCGGACCTGAACGCAGTGGCCATGGCCCTGCCCAGCGTGGCCGAGCAAATCACGCAGGCCATGGCCACGGGCGGGGACGTGGTGATCCCCACGCAGGAGTTGCTGACCGCAGGGCCGGGCAACGAGTTCATGCAGTCGCTGATCGACAACGCACGCACGACGCCCGAGGCCATGAGCCCGACCGAGGCGCGCGAGTACATGCAGGCCAAGGGCGACCAACTGCGCCAAGACATCGACAAGGTGCTCGCCGAGCGTGAGCAGGATCAGACGTGGCAGAAGATGCGCGACGACCTGCGCGCCGAGTTCAAGACACAGCTGGACCAGGCCAAGCGGTTCACCTCCGACGTGAACAACCAGTATGCGACCCTGCTGGCCAACTTCTACAGCGTGACGGCTGCCAAGCTGGGTATCAGCCCGCAGGAGTTGGCGCAGCGGTACGGGCTGCAAGTGCAGGCTAAGGAGGTACAGGGCGGGCAGCAACTGGACCAGGGCGGCACCCTGGACGACGTGCGCCAGCAGTGGACGGATGCAGGCATTGACCACGCTATCCAGGAGACCGGGGACCGGATCACTGTGTCGAAAATCGTGGTGCCTGAAAGCGACCGGGGTGCGGGCAAGGGCACGGCCGCCATGCGGGCGTTACTGGCCTACGCGGACCAAACCGGTAAGCACGTTGTGCTGAGTCCTTCCGGAGACTTCGGGGGCAACAAGGCGCGGCTGACCAAGTTCTACAAGACCCAGGGCTTCGTGGAGAACAAGGGCAAGAACCGCGCATTCAGCACCAGTGAAAGCATGTACCGGCAAGCACCGGGCAAGGTGCTTCATCAAGGCTATGATGCGACCGTGCCGGAATCCACCAAGCCCGGCCCCAACGGTGAGCAGCGCACGGGCGCGGATCAAGGGAAAGCTGCCACTACCTCCAGCAAGTTCAGCGAAGACAATCGCCTGAGCAAGCTGTCTACGACCGGGCCAAGCTGGCAACGTATCCGAGAAAGCAACCCCGCCCTCGCGAACCTTGGCCCCGACGATGAAGTGACGATCTACCGTGCAACGATCGGGGACGCCATTCGCCCGGACGACTTTGTCGCAGTAAGCAAGAAGACCCTGGCCACGGAACTGAGGAACGTCAAAGCCCGGGATAAGTCCGCCAAGATCGTCAGCCAAACAGTCAAGGTCCACGATCTGCTGATGGGTAACGACGCTACGGAGTTCGTGTACTTCCCTGAACAAACCGCACCCGACTCTCAAGGCAGTCGCGCACCTTTGAGAAAGATTCCTGACAGCATCAACGGCAGCCGGGTGCCTATCCTCGTCCAGCCGGTCGAAGGTCAGCGGTTCATGGCGCTCCGAATCCGGGACGACGGGCAAGCGGTGCTAGATGCTCACCCCGCGATTGCCAGGGATAAGGGTTTCGTCCGCGCCCGCATGTTCCGCGCGATTGCCCGCTTTGGCTGGCCCTACGGGGACGACGTTTTCCTGCGGGTCCACGACAGTAAAGCAGATTACGACCACCTCAAAGCCGGAACACACAAGGGCTCTACGAACCACGCTACCGGCGAGGATGAGGGCGGTATATCGGTGGCGACGGACTTTGAGACTGGCGCGGATTACGCGTACCTTGTCAAAGGCGAAGTCATTGGCCAAGGGTCGGATAGCGAGCCGCTGCTGCGAACGGAAACCGCGCGTCCCGTGTCCCCCCGCATGACGATCAAGAAGATGCGGGACAAGTTTTTCGCAGACAGGAGTGCGCATCTTGACGCGGTTGGATTGCCCGAAGAGGATTACCGGCTCCTGACCGTATCCAACAAGCTCTATTGGGACGCGGCGGACCTGCCCAATGAACAAACCGCACCTGGCTCTCAGGGTGCGACGCTTGCCCAGCAAGCCCTCCCCGAAACCATCGAGATCGACGGCAAGCAGCGCCCGACCACCAATTCAAACGGCCAGCCCATCGCGGCGACCGAGGAGGGGGTGCGCAACTTCTGGGTGTGGTTCGGTGATTCGGCCGCCACTGAGCGCGCAATATCGTCAAAGCAGCGCCGCAACGAGCTGCGCCCGCTTGTCGTCTATCACGGCACACGCGCGAACTTTGACAGCTTCGCGCCAGTGCGCGAAGGCAATGTCACGACAATGTTCGGTGACGAGGAAACGGTCGTCAGGCACGGCATTTTCTTTGCGGAGACCCCTGAGTTTGCAGCGACGTTTGCAAAGCAAGCCGGTAAGGGCAACGCGAACGTAATGCCGGCATATCTCAAGATCGAAAACCCGCTCTATCTCGATGAGGGGTTCCCCGATGACGTGATCGCTGAACTGGTCGCGGCGGGGCTACCCGACGAGCAGGCTGCACGGCTTCGCCATCGCAAGGCCGATATGGCATGGGCGGAGTTCGACGACGACGCTGGCGAGGCTTTGGTGGCGGCGATGCGCGCAGCGGGCTACGACGGCGCCCTGACTGTTGAAGCTGGTGTGGGTGTCGAGGGGGAAGATCAACAAACCGCGTGGGTTGCGCTGGACCCCACCCAAATCAAATCCGCCATCGGCAACAGCGGCGAGTTTGACCCAACAAACCCCAGCATCCTCAACCAGCAAGCCCGAGGCAGCATCACCCTGCCCGAGGACCTGACCAAGTCCCCCGCAATCATCAGCCTGTTCAAGGGCGCGGACCTGAGCACGTTTATCCACGAGTCGGGCCACTTCTTCCTGGAGGTGCAGGCCGACCTGGCTGCGCGCATCCAGGGGCAGATCGACGCCGGCGCCAGCGTGACGGATGGCGAGCGCGAGATCGTGGCCGACATGGACAAGCTGCTCGCCTGGTTCGGCGTCAAGGGCGACATGGGCCTGAGTGCGCTGGACATCTGGCACACGATGACGCTGGAAGAAAAGCGCATCCACCATGAGCAGTTCGCCCGGGGCTTTGAGGCGTACATGTTCGAGGGCAGTGCGCCCAGCATCGAACTGCAAAGCATGTTCCAGAAGTTCCGCGCCTGGCTGGTGTCGGTTTACAAGGAACTCAAAGCCCTGAACGTCACCCTGACCGACGACGTGCGCGGCGTGATGGACCGCATGCTGGCCAGTACCGAGGCCATCCAAGAGGCCGAGGCAGCCCGGCGCATGGGCCCCTTGTTCAAAACCGCCGAAGAGGCGGGCATGTCGCTCGATGAGTTCGCGGCCTACCATGCCCTGGCCACCGACGCCACGCAGTCAGCCGTCAACGAACTGCAGGCCCGTGGCCTGCGGGATATGCGCTGGCTGGCCAATGCCAAGGACAAGAAGCTCAAGGAGTTGCAGGCACAGTACAAGACCCTGCGCAGTGGCGTGCGCAAGGAGGTGCGCGCCGAGGTGATGAGCCAGCCCGTTTACCGTGCTTGGCAGTTCCTGACCGGCAAGGGTGACGCACAAGAGACCGCGCAACCCGATGCCAAGGTCAAGCAGGACCCCAAGGCCCTGGACGTTGTCGAGGACTCCCTGTTTAAGGCCATCGCCAAACTGGGCGGTTTGAGCAAGGACGAAGCCGTCAGCTTGTGGGGCGTGGACCCCAAGGAGAAAATCGAGTCGGGCGTGTTCGGTGCCCCGGTGCTGCGCAAGACGGGCGGCCTGTCGGTCGACGACATGGCGGTCCGCTTGACCGAGGTCGGTTACCTTCTGCCCGATGAGAACGGCACGCACGATGTCAATGCCCTGTTCGAGGCCTTCGACTCCGAGCGCCGGGGCTCGCCCGTGTACTCGACCTGGCACGCATACCAAAGGCCCGAGGACGGCGCCCCGGTGGAGCCCCTGCCCGAGTTCATCAACTTCGGCAAGCTGAGCACCGGCACCCTGGCCGAGCAGTACGGCACCAAGGAGGGCGGCCCCCTGGCCAAGTTGCAGGCGTTGAAGATGACCAGCGAAGCGCGGGGCATCCACCCCGACGTGGTCGCCGAGACTTTCGGCTTCTCGTCCGGTGACGAGATGGTGCGGGCCATCCTGGACGCCGAGCCCCCGGCCAGTGTGATCGAGGGCATGACAGACCAGCGCATGCTCGAGCGCTTTGGCGACCTGGGCACGCCCGAAGGTCTGTACAAGGCCGCCGACCGCGCCATCCACAACGAGGCCCGGGCGCGCTTCGTGGCCACCGAGATCAGGGCCCTGGAGACAGGCATGCGGGTGCGCGCGCCTGGCGCCACGGGCAAGTCAACCGTGGACGTGCTGGCAACAGTGGCGCGTCAGCAGGCCGAGGCCATCGTCGCCCGCACCAAGGTGCGCGATCTGCGCCCTGGTCAGTACACCGCAGCCGAGGCCCGTGCGGCACGCGCAGCCGAGAAAGCCATGTTGGCCGGCAAGACCGAGGACGCCCTGGCCGAGAAGCGCCACCAGATCATCAACCTGCAGGCGGCCAAGGCTACGATGAACGCGCAGGATGAGATGGACAAGACCGTCAAATACCTGCGCAAGTTCGACGAGAAGCGGCCCAAGGGCATCGACGCCGAGTACATGGACCAGATCGACGCCCTGCTGGTGCGCTTTGACCTGGCTCCTGCCAGCCTCAAGGCGATCGACAAGCGCAAGACCCTGGTGGAGTGGGTCGAGTCGCAACGCGAGCAAGGCATGGAGCCCGACATCCCGCCCGAGCTGCTGAACGAAGCACTGCGCAAGTCCTACAAGGACATGACCGTCGAAGAGTTGCGCGGCCTGCGCGACACGGTGCGCCAGATCGAGAAGCTGGGGCGCAACAAGAACAAACTGCTGACCGCCAAAGCGGCCCGCGAGTTCGCCGAGGTGCGCGACGAGATCCACGACTCGATCGTGCTGCATGCCGGTGACCGCAAGGCCAACACCCGCACGCCCGCCGACGCCCTGGGCCGCTCGCTCAAGGCCATGCGGGACTTTGGCGCTGCGCACATCAAGGCGGCGACCTATGCGCGCGTGCTCGATGGCGGGATCGACGGCGGCCCGGTGTGGGAATACCTGATCCGCACGGCTAACGACCGGGGCGACATGGAGACCACCATGCGCGCCGAGGCCACCCAAAAGCTGTACGACATCCTGGAGCCGGTCCTCAAGGGCGGCAAGATGCACGGCAAGGGCCAGTACTTCGCCTCGATCAAACGCTCGATGAACCGCGAGCAGGTGATCGCCATGGCCTTGAACATGGGCAACGAGTCCAACATCCAGCGCATGCTGGGCGGGGAAGGCTGGACCATCCAGCAAGTGATGCCCGTGGTGCAGACCCTGAGCGCGTCCGACTGGACCACCGTGCAAGCGGTCTGGGATCACTTCGAGAGTTACCGGCCCTTGATCGGTGCCAAGGAGAAAAGGATCTACGGCAAAGAGCCCGAGTGGGTCGAGGCCCTGCCGTTTGCGATCCCGTCCGCCGATGGCGTGACGGTCAACATGCGCGGCGGGTACTACCCCATCAAGTACGACCCCCTGGCCAGCAACCGCGCCGAGCAGCACAACGACGCCGAGGCGGCCAAGCGGCAACTGCAAGGCGCCTACACCTCGGCCACAACGCGCCGGGGCTTCACCAAGGCACGGGTGGCCGAGGTCAACGGGCGCCCCCTGCTGTACTCGCTGCAAGGCGTCTATTCGGGCGTCAACGACGTGATCCATGACCTGGCATGGCACGAGTGGCTGATCGACGCCAACAAGATCCTGCGAAGCGACAAGATCGACTCGGCCATCCGTGAGCACTATGGCCCCGAGGTCGTGCGCCAGTTCAAGACCTGGGTGCGAGATGTGGCAACGGGCGAGCAGGGCTTGCAGGCCGAACTGGACAGCGCGCTGGGTCGACTGCGCCATGGGGTCAGCATCGCGGGCCTGGGCTTTAACGTCATGTCTGCGGCCATGCAACCCCTGGGCATTACCCAGTCGATCGTGCGCGTGGGCGCCAAGTGGGTCGGCAAGGGCATGGCGCAGTACGTGGCCAGCCCGATCGCCAAGACGCGCGAGGTAAACGCGAAGTCTGATTTCATGGCGAACCGTTCGCGCACCCGGTTCCGTGAACTCAACGAGATCCGCAACCAGGTGGAAGGCGAGCACCCGATCCGCACCCACGTGGGCAGCGCGGCCTACTTCCTGATGATGCGCTGCCAGCAAATGGTGGACACCCCCACGTGGCTGGGTGCCTACGAGAAAGCGATCAGCGAGGGCAACGCCGAGGACCGTGCCATCGCGCTGGCTGACCAGGCAGTGATCGACGCGCAAGGTGGCGGGCAGACCAAGGACCTTGCGGCCATCGAGCGCGGGGGTCCTGCACAAAAGTTGTTCACCGTGTTCTATTCGTTCATGAACACGGCCCTGAACGCTGGCGTGGCCAAGACCATGACGGCAGACACACCCGCCAAAAAGGCCAAACTGGCAGCCGACTATCTGATGCTCTACACCGTGCCAGCCGTGCTGGGTGCCATCCTCAAGGACGCCCTGACGCCGGGTGATTCCGGGGATTGGGACGAATGGGACACGGCCCTCAAGAAACTGCTGGCCGAGCAGATCGGGTTTCTGTTTGGTTTGATGGTTGTAGCCCGCGAGTTCGGCGAGGCCGCCAAGTCCACCATGGGGTTGGTCGAGCACTCGCGCGACTACAGCGGCCCCGCTGGCACCCGCATGATCTCCGACACCTACACGCTGGGCAAGCAGGTAAGCCAGGGGGAACTTGACGACCCGTTCCGCAAGGCCGCAATCAACGTGCTGGGCGACATGTTCGCGCTGCCATCGGCGCAGATCAATCGCACCATCTCCGGTGCCGAGGCCCTGAGCGAAGGGGAAACTCAGAACCCCGGCGCCCTGGTGTTTGGCTACCAGAAACCATAGACGCGTGCACATGCCCTGAATGCCGACCCTGAGACTTGCGGCATTCAGGAGCACCGCCCATGTCCGTTACGAACACCCCGCGCAAGGCCGGCCCGTACACCGGGAACAACACGGACGTGCAGTACACGTTTGGCTTCAAGGTGTTCGCCGACTCTGACCTGGTGGTGACTCGCGCAGTGATCGCCACGGGGGCGGAGTCCACCCTGGTGCTGACCACCGATTACACCGTCACGCGCAACGCTGACCAGGATGTCAGCCCCGGGGGCCACATCACCCTGACCGCTGCCCTGGCCGACACCTACACGCTGACCCTGACCAGTGCGGTGCCTGACACGCAGCCCGCGGTGTTCACGAACCTGGGCGGGTTTTTCCCGGCCGTGCTCAACAACGCCCTGGACCGCTTGACCATCCTGGTGCAGCAGCTCAAGGAAACCGTGGGCCGCAGCCTGAAGCTGGCGGTCTCAACCCCCACGGGTTTCGATGCCACGCTGCCCGCACCCGTGGCTTATGGGGTACTGGGGTTCAACGGCACGGCCGACGGGTTCGCGGTCACGGACCCGAGCGGGTCGAGCGCATTGGCGGGGGACCTGGCATCGTCGGACGCAGGCAAGGGTGCGGACCTGGTGGGCGACGCGGTACGCGCTTCCGACCTACTGGACGACACAGACGACACCGAAGGCGCGGCGTTGATGGAGTTCACGCCCACCAAGAATTACGCGGTCGCAACCATCGGATACGCCATGCAGTCACGCGGCCTGACTGTGCGCGACTTCTGGGAGGATGGTGACGCGGACTGGGCGCCAGCTTCTCGACGCGCCCTGGACAATGCTGCGGCTGGTTCGGCCACGTTGGTCGGTGGTCAGGTGTTCTACCCGCCCGGGCAATACTCCATCCCAACGACCGTCTACATTCCTCGCAGCAATGCGCCAATCAAGATCTACGGCCATGGCGCTGTGATCGTGGGCGCTGGCGCTGGGTCTGGGACCATCTTCGAGACTGCCCAGGGCACGGCATCGACCGGCGCAATATCGTCGTGGGGCACCAATGAGCTGTACTTGCACTACAACACGCAGGTAGAGGGCTTGCAGTTCAAGAATTGCGAATTTGCCCTGAAGCTCAACAACTTCTTGCAGGGTTGCTCTGTCAAGCACTGCGGCGCAATCAGCGGCGTGACGACGCTGGTCTATGGTCGTCGCTGCTTCTACATGAACGTCTTGAACAACGACGTTCTCACGTCATACGACTCGGCGGTGACAGCAGACACCGAGGCCTGCTTCCGCTTCGAGGACAACAACAACGGCATGGTTGTGCAGGGCAACTCTGCATTGAGATCGGCCATCACGAAGGGCTGCGGGTTCTACTTCTCCGCCGGAACCGCTGGCGTCGTCTTCAACGGAAACACCGCCGAACGCTGTGCCAAGGGCGCGGTGATCCGTGGCGCGGTCTACGGGATGGAAGTCAAGTCGAACTACTTCGAGGGCAACGGTATCGACCTGGACATCCAGGACTCGAACTACAAGCGTGGCCTGAACGTGGATGGCAACTGGTTTTACAGCGCCATCGCAGTGCAAGCGGTGGCGTGGTACTCCGGCGAACTCGGCCCGAATAACCACTTTGAGGGCTCGGGCGCCGTCACCATCAATAACAGCCTGGGCGCGGATGGCGCATTGAATTCGCCGACCGTGTGGTTGCCTCGGTCCCTCCAGGATGAAACGTCCCACCGCACCGTGGCCATCATCCCAACCAACTGGCTGCTCAACGGGTCGGTGATCGTCAAGCGGCAGGTGTCGGTATATCAAAGCGCATCCGGCCCGGGCACCGCGCGGCACATGTTGGCGGATACCGTGCTTGGCAGCGCGCAGATCGTGCCGCACCATTTCGTCGGCCGGTCCAACCTGCGCCAAACATACGCCAACGGTGGCGTGCCGTTTTGCACGGTCACGGACAACACGAGCCCCGGGCCCGGCACGTTTGTCGTGGACTCCCAAATCTCTTGGGCCACTGACGAGATGGGCGCGCGGTTCGACTTCTATGTCTCCGATGGCACGGGGGACCACCGGCTCGGCGGGTGGGTGAACGGCACCACGGTGATGCGGGATGACGCATCCGCGAAGACCGTGACGGCGGCCATCAACGGCAGCGGAAACCTGCAGCTTACGCTGGGCAACTTTACCGTGGGTGCCATCCGTGGCGGCCCTCGGATTCTCTAGGGGTGCGCATGAACATGGAAGAGATCCAGGTAGAGGGGGCCCGCCTGATCGGGGAGGCCGATGCGATTTTGACGACCGACACCGTGCTGACGGGGAACAAGCGGGCGCAGTGGGGCGCCTACCGGCAAAAGGTCATTGACCTGCTGGACCAAGGGCTAGACCCTGCGCAGGTCGTATTTCCGACGCCGCCAGCAGGGGGTACGGATGCCGCCTGATAGCACCCTGAACCAAGAGGCCCTACAAAACGCGCACATCCAGATCGCTGTACTGGAGACCAAGGTCGAGGCCCAAGGGCGCGAGATCGGCGAACTGAAAGCCATGATCCAAACCCTGGGCGTCAAGCTGGACGGTGTGGCTAACACACTGACCGAAGCACGGGGCGGCTGGAAGCTCATGATGCTACTGGGCGGCGGGGCGGCCACGTTCGGGAGCGTGCTTACCTGGGTCGCGACCCACTTGTCCACGAAGGGCGCACCATGAACTTCGACCAGGCGTTCGAAAAGCTGATCGGCCACGAAGGTGGGTACGCCAACAACCCGGCCGATCCGGGTGGCGAGACCAAGTTCGGCGTGTCGCGCAGGGCGTACCCCCTGGAGAACATCAAGGCCATGACCCTGGACCGTGCCAAGGTGCTGTATCTGCACGACTATTGGGGCCCCGCTGGGTGCGATGCCGTGCCCGACGTCATCAAGTTCGACCTGTTTGACATGGCAGTCAATTCCGGCCCGGTCGCCGCAATCAAAAACCTGCAGCGCGCGGTCGGTGTCACGGTCGACGGGATGCTCGGGCCCCTGACCCTGCAAGCCATCAACGGCATGCCTGCACCCCGTGTGCTGGCCCGGTTCAACGGCCACCGGCTGGACCTGATGGCGGATCTGAAAAGCTGGCCGGTGTTCAGCCGAGGATGGGCCAAGCGCATTGCGGCAAACCTCAAGGACGCATGAGCATGGAACCGATCAGCACCGCGTTTGCCCTGGCCCAGTTCGTGCCGGGCATCCTCAAGTGGATCACGGGCAGCGACAAGGCCGAAGCGGCGGCCACCGCGGTGATCGACATTGCCAAGCAGGCCACGGGGCAGGACAGTGGCGACAAGGCTCTGGCAGCCCTGAAGGTGGACCCCTCGGCCCTGCTGGCTTTCCGTCAGGCCATGGCTGACAAAGAGGCGGATCTCGACAAGGCGTTTCTGGCCGACGTGCAGGACGCCCGTAAGCGCGACGTGGCCCTGGGCCGGCGCAACTACCGGGCTGACATCATGTTCCTGCTGGCGGTGTTCGCCATCGCCGCGCTGGTGTGGATTGTCTGGAAGGACCCCGGCGTCAACGAATACCTCAAGGGCATCGTGACCCTGGTGCTGGGCCGATTCCTGGGCTACCTGGACAACATCTACAGCTTCGAGTTCGGCACCACGCGCAGCTCGCGCGCCAAGGACGACACCATCGCGAACCTGAGCAAGTAGTCCCCCGCCACTCCCGCGCGGCGCGCTGCTTTCATAGCGGGGTTCGAGTCCGGCCCGGGGCACCACGTACAGGAAATTGCCGCTGTAGCGCGACAAGATGCTGATAGAGGACCTGCACATCCACGACACCCGGGGCGAGGCCCTGACCAGGCTGGCCCGCAGGTATGACGTGCTGACCTTGTCACGCATGAGCGGGATCAAGGACCTGCGCACGCTCAACGAGAGGTATTACCGGGAGCGGGCGGATCAGATTGCTGCGCGGTTGTGACCCTACCGAAGGCGTCGATCAGCTTTTGAATGTCTTCCCCAATCCTGGAAGCACTTTCCCCCAGGGCTTTGAAAGACCATGCGAGGTCCTCCGTTAAATCGCCTTCCTCCAGGCAAAGCTCAAGCGTTTGCGCGAGGCCTGCCAGGTAGATTGCACGGCTGCCGATATGCGCCCGCTCTTCAGCTAGGCTGTCGTGGTCGTTCACTTTGTTTTCTCCTGTGCGGCTTTGCTTTCCAGTTCGATCAGCAAGTCAAGGAAGTGGCGGGCCTTTTTCAGGTCCTCGATCCCGCCCTTGTCCCGCCAGCGGGTGACGTACTTGATCACGCTGCCCTCGGCGAAGGGGATGCCGTTGGCGTGGATGTACTCGATAGGCTGCACCACCAGTTTCTTGTAGTGGTCCCCGCCTGCTTGGACGTTGAGGGCGCTGGCTGCGTCGCTCATTTGATACCTTTCAATTTCATGGCTTCGAGCAGGAGGTCCTGCACCTCGCGCTTGGTTTCGACCCGCTTGAGGACCAGCTCGTCCACTGTATCGCGGGCCACGATGTTGTAGATGAACATGGGGCGGTCATGCCCCGCTTGCATTTGCCGCGTGGGCCCGATCCGTTCGATGATCTGCAGCCTGTTTTCCAGGTTCCAGTCGAAGCCAAAGAACGCCAGTATGTTGCCCCCGTCTTGCAGGTTCAGGCCATGGCCTGCACTGGCTGGGTGGGCGAACAGCACGGGGATCTTGCCTGCGTTCCAGTCGCGGATGGTCTGCGGGTCCGCGTCCAGCTGCTTGCCGTTCTTGAACGCCTTTTGCAGGCGGGCCAGGTCGCTCTTGAACTGGTAGGCCACCAGCACGGGCATGCCGCCCGCTTCCTCGATGATCGACTCCAGGGCTTGCAGTTTGGCGTCGTGCACCTCTTCCCACTTGCTGGTGTCCTCGCCCACGTAGGCCGCACCGTTGGCGATCTGCAAGCACTTGATGGTGCGAGCTGCTGCACCGAAGGCCTCGACCTTGTGCTCGCCGATCTCCATGAACATTTGCTTTTCCATGTCCCGATATAGGCGCCGGGCCTTGATGGGTAGGTCCACATAGATGTTCGTGACGATGGGCTCGCGCAAGTCAAACCAGTCTTTGGCCTCGACGGTCAGGCACAAGTCGCGCAGCTTGGCCTGGATCTCGCCTTGTGAGTGGTCGAAGGGGAGGGTGCCAAAGCCGTCGGGCGCGGGCCTGAACCACCGCTTGTTGAACGCGTCGAACGTGCGCCCGAGCCGGGCGCCTGCGTCCAGAAACCACGTCTGCCCCCACAGGTCGTGCAGGCCGTTGGGCGATGGCGTGCCGGTCAACTCCACGAACCGCTTGACCTTGGTGTGGGCCACCTTGCCCAGGGCGCGGGCGCGCACACCACCCTGGCGCAGGCGGAAGGACTTTAGCCGCGTGGCCTCGTCCGCGATCACGGTCTCGAATGGCCAGCGGTCGCCGAGGTGGTCGACCAGCCACTCCAAATTTTCGTAGTTCGTGGTGTAGACGGGCGCGTCGTGCTTGAGGGCCAGGCGTCGCTCCTCGGCAGACCCCACCACGGGCATGATCTGCATGTCGGCCAGGTGGTCCCACTTGCGCGCCTCATCGGGCCAGGTGGACATGGCCACACGCTTGGGGGCGAGCACCAGCACGGGGTTGGACTCAACCATTTGCAGGTCCCGGATCGCGGACAGGGTGCTGCTGGTCTTGCCCATGCCCATGCCTGCCCACACCGCGCACCGGTCCACGTCCAGGATGTGGCCGATGATGTGGCCCTGGTAGGGCCGGGGCGTGAACGGTTTGCTCACGGCTTCACCTCCAGGCCGATGCCGTGTGCGCGTTCAACTTCTCGCACGATGCAAGTCAAGTCTTCCAGACTGTCACAGACCAGCAAGAATTGTTCTTGTATTGCCATCCCACGGATCTGAGCGCTGTTCAACGGCTTGCGCGCTGAGAGGGCGGCTCGGTGCTTGCGAATTTCGTCGATCACGCTGACGACAAAGCCCGCCAGTGTGCTGGCGTCGATTGGGAAGAACGCAGCATTCACGTTGTGCTCACGGGCGAACTTATCCATCATGTCAAGATCAGCGTCAGTCGCGATTGGCAACTCCCCCGCCTGCGCTGGCTGGAGTTTGGCTTGGAGCTTGGCGATGTACTCGTGTGCATCTTGGGCGTCTTCCAAACGCTCGAAGCCGATGACAACGCGATAGCCCGACAAGTGAGGCTCTGACATCGTGTAGCAGCGCTTCAGCAACGGGTTTTGCGCACTCAGCAGCGCGGCTTGTGGGGTGGTGGTCATGTGGCGTACCCTTCAAGTTGATCATGTCGGCCAGTCCACCGGCACTTCAAGCACACGGCTTTTGCATCGGCATCCTGCGTCTTGACGCTATGGCAGTAGTGCTCACCCGTGTTGGCCATGAACATCTGTTCTGCAGTCAATGCGACTTCTTCGCTGTGGCACTCAGGGCAACGCAACTTTTGTTCTTGGCTCATCACTGTCCTTTCTGATCTGCGTGGGGCGGGGTTGGGGCGGCGGTGAGCATGGCTTGCCAGACTGCGCGCATTTCATCGCGCCCGAAGCCTTCGCACCAATCGATCAACTCTCCCAGCGGTTCGCATTCCTTGAGGCCCGCCACAAGCATTTCTTCTGTGGCATCCGGCACCCCCTGCGCTGGCTGGAGTTTGGCGAGGATGGCGGCTTCGTGCTCCCGCATCGCTGCACGCATTCGAGACAGAGAAAA